TCGCCGAAATTTTGCATTTTTTTGCCGGCGCTTTCAAGAGAATCGCCGGCTTTTTTCATACGACTTTCTTGTAATATCAGCTGTTCGTTAGTTTTTGCCAGGGCTGATTGCAGTCTTCCCAATTGTGCTTCGGCATTAGCCAGCTCAATTTTATATTGCTTAGTAGTATCAGAATTTTCACCATATATCTTAGTAGATTGCTCAACTGCATTTTGAGCTTCAGCAATTTTTTGTTTCTGCAGTTCAATTTGTTTGGTCAGACTCTCAGCCTGGGCTGATAGTTTCTTTTGCGCATCTCCCGATGCATCAAATTCAGAGGTGACTGCTCTAAGTTCTGCGCGTAAAAGTGCCTGTTCCTTGTTAATGCTTTTTATTGCATCTCTATATTTAGTTTCGCCGTCTAATGCAAATATTGTTTTTATTGTTCTTGTTGCCATTTAACCACCTCAACCCATGCCATGTTTTTCTAGCCATTCATCAAACATTTTAGTTAATCTTTCCTCAACCATTGGACCAGCCATTTCATCTGCATCATCTACCCAATGCGATGCTGGTAATTTTGATGTACCATAGTGCAACACGAAAGCTTTTTCTGCGTTTCTTACTCCTTTTCTATCCTTTCCTTGTGGATATATGTCAACTTCTTTTAGATCGCCTATTTTTCGTACCCTTCGCGAATAATTGATTGAATTTATCATGTCGCCGGTATCTCTATGTCTGTGCTTCTCTGCTGATTTCTTCCATGCTTTTTTAACTTCATCTGCTCCTGCAAAAAGCATTTCATACGCTAATTCGCTTGTAGTTAATTCCATCGCATTCATATCTTCTATTAACTCATCCAATCCCTCTGTCCTAAACCTGGCCATTATAACCAGCTCCCATCATCTTGCCTATACATGTCAACCCCATGATCTTTCATATACCGCTTATACATAATCCATAATGCTCTTTGCGTTGTATCGCCAAATTCCTCGTGCGTTAGTCCCGCCTTTTTTCTTGCAAACCAGTACCAAAAGCCCCAGTCTGTTTTCTGAATAATCCCTTTTTTTTTATCTCTGCCTGCGTATCAGGCCAATCTTCATCAAGATTTTTACCGTGATCCTGGATTTCCGGTTCAGGCAGATATGCCTCCATGCCTTCTATAACTGCATCAATATACTCCTTCAGATTTTCATTTTTATAAATTCGTCCAAAAAGCATAATATCTATTCGATTATCTGCTGCCCTTGCCGCACCATACAGCAGGCTTATTACAGCCCGCATCTTTCCGTCCTGTATTTCTTTCATGATCATGTCATAATCAATTTTTTCTTTGTAAATAATACGATAGTATTCAACTGCATATAGGATTGTATTATTGCACCACTTAAGCCTTCTCACTCTATCAAATGTTGCATGGTTTTCAAAAGGGTATAAATCCTGTAGCTCTTCAATATTGCTCATAGTATTAAAGGGGGGTAGTTATTATCTACCCCCCTTGGTACACCCCTTTCCATCATATTAGGCCCCAACATCCCCATATTCCTGAGGTTCATCAAACCAAGCTGCCAGCTTTGTCGCATCAGCATTAGGAGAGTCTTCACGCATGGAATATTTGATATGTCCATCATTTCTCTTGATAAACCTTCCTGTTAAGTTGTGAGTTTGGAAGGTGACACCACTCTGTGTCATTGTGTTGGCAGTTTCGGCAAACTCGCGGAATTTACCTTTATAGAGAACTACCTTCTTATACTTATCTGGCTCAGAAGGATCCTGTTTGGACAGTAGTTCCTCCCATGCCAGGGCCCCCCACTGCGCCACATCAGTGCTAGTTACAAGCATGCCATCGCCGTCATCCATCTGATGCCCTAGTAGCGCAGCACGGATTGAATCCGTAAGCTGAGAAGCATTAATTGTTACATCATAAGCCACTACTAAAGCAATGTCATCTTCAATGCCATCGTCAGATTCTAGTGTGCCTTCTGCAAAAACAGGAGTTGCTGTAATAGTTATTAGTCTAGACAGCTTTACCGGATCACCGTATGTTGCCTTTCCTGTCTCTGGGTCTTCTGTAAGTGGAAACCAAGTCAACTTCCGCGCGCCAATTGGTTTTCCTATATAATCATTTGCCATGTTTATCATCCTTTCTAAAATATACAATCAAAAATATGATGAATATAGCCGGTATCCTCTTCGAAATCTATTTCATACTCGAAAGGAATACCGGCCTCAGTTAACTTGTCATATATAGCTTTTGCAATCGAATCATTATCGGTCTTTGTGAATCTGTCTACCTGGATGCGCCAGGTAAAATCTTCTTCTTCGTTATCTGACATAGTCTTGTCCGGTGAATATGGAGTCCAGACAGTGTAATTATCGCCGCCAGCGCCTTTGAACTTTGTCGCTTTAGGATCGGCCTCCAAAAGTAAATCCCTGAATGGTGTCAAATCCTTCATCCGTCATCACCACCAATCGGATACTTTGTTTCCAACCTGGTTAATGACAGGTCCATTGACGGTGGTTCAATATCTTTGGGATACTGGATCTGCTTAATCTGGTACTGTTCACCGTCCGAGAAAACTACCACATTAAAATTGTTTATTCCACGTATTCTTGGTGTGCGGATTAACATGTCAATTCTTGCATGAGCTTGCATAGCTGTCCAAAACCGGTTCATGCCGACAGTTCGCTCTTCGTATCTGAGCTTAATTTTTTCTTTCAAACCATCCTCTGGCATTTCTCCGGGTTCAGCAATGTTTGTAACTTCACATATCTGGCATACCCCATCATTGTACGTCTGGGTTATCTGGTTCCTGTTTCTCGGCATATGCCTTCACCTCATACTCAATTTGGAGCGACAGCAGCTCATGCTGATAGTTAATTTGGAATTCATCCAGGGCATTTGAACGTGCATAGCGACAGTAATCCATAAGTAACTCTTTTGGCTTGTCCTCAGCCATATAATCCAACTCTGCACCGGCAACTTTATTCAAATATTGCATACCACGGGCAATTATCCCCGTGAGCTTTATATCGCCCTCGAGGTCATCCCATGTTATATCTAAATAATTTTTTACATCTTCAAGCAGTCCATCTGGTAGGCCCATATCATCACCTACTTTTTAGCCTTTTTCGTTGTCTTCGGAACTGTTTTGCTTTCAGGCTTCTTCTCGGCTTTTGCTTCCTTCCTATCCTGTTCCATCGCTTCCACAAAAGGGCCAAGAGCGGCAGAGGTTAACTCCTTAAGCCGCTCTTTGGTTACTTCTATCTCTTGCCCTGCCTGGTAAACAACTCTAGTATGCTTATCTTTAAAGGGCTTTATCACTAATACTTTCACTCAATCACCCCTTAAACTATTGGTGTATATGTGATCACTACGATGTAGGCCTCTTGCTCTGTACCAACGGTTGATGTAATGGTGATCACATTTACGCCGGCAGTAAGAGTAATGGCGTAAGCTCCATCACTCGCTGATACTGGGGTATCGCCATTCTTCACCACGATAGTAGCATTGGGGTCATTGGGTGTTACAGTCATAGATGCCTTGTCATTGTCCCCTGCTGCAGATACATCTTCTATAGCTGCATAGTAAGCATGTATGTTCTCGTTAAATGCGCCGATGTTTACTGCCTGGTTCTTCTCATTCTTTAAAGTAATTGAGGATAGGCGAGCGTCAACATAATCAGCTACCCTAACTATTGGGGCAACAGGCTTGAGGCCGGAAATATCAAGGTAGATGAAGCTATTATTGTCTAAAGGCTTACCAGTGCCGTAAAGCTTGATTAGGTAATACCTTTCGTCCTCGAGGAATCTATACTCGTCAGAGTACTCGATCCTGCCATCCTTGCCTGTACCCAGTACAGCTAGGTATCTTTGGCCTATACCAAGGACAGCCCTGCCCTGGTCTACATAAGCGGACTGGACCACCCTTGTTGGGAATGGGAATATATCCTTTACGTACCCGCCCTGAGGGGTCTTGTAAGTAGTCGCTGGGAATACCTTTGTCAGATAGTCCACAGGATTGACTACAAGTAGTACCTCGCTTACAGGTCTATTTAGTCCATTAGGGCCTATGGCCAATTGTGAAATTAGGCCACCATAGGTCTCAGGCGAAAAGTCGCCTACTGGAATAGCTGTCTTAGCTGCATATCCATTGGCGATATTGAAGTCGGTTAGGTCTCTAATCATGCCTATTGGCTCATAGATATAGTCATCAGGGTCAGCTGCGCCTTCTGCCACGCCTCGGCCATTGATGATGCCGTCCTCTAGTCCATTTGCAAGTGCCTCGTATAAGATGGTCCTTACATATCTGTCTAGCCATGCTGGTCCAAGGTCAAGCATAGCCTTGCAGACTGGCACAAAGGCAGATAGCTTATTCTGGCCAAAGCTTATTTTGTGGAATTGAGCGCTTAGCTCTTTTGTGATAGTGCTGCAGAGCTTGCCCCATACAGCTTTAAAGCGTCCATCCATTGTGGAGTAGAGGTATTCGGTCAGGGCTTCAGAATTCTCAAAATTGATAGCATCAAGTAAAGGATGCCTTTCTTTGATGTCCTCGAATACCGCGTCAATTACAGTCTTTGGCAGTACATCACCAAAGCCGCTTAGGGACTGCTTAGGATTGTTTGATTTCATGGCCTCGATTACTTTCTCGTAGTACTGCTTTTCCTCAGATGTCAGTACTCGTACGCCACGGCCGGCCAATATCTGATTGTCGGCTGCCTTTACAAGTCCTTTTGCTTCTGCCATTACAGCCTCTTGAAGAATATCGGTGTACTCTTCGAAAGCCTGGGCAAAGGCCTTTTCATCATTGTTTTCCATTGCTTCTCTTAGCTTATTTGCTATCTTAGCCTTTTCAGCCTGGAGCATATCAAGATTTTTCATTGCAAATAACTGTAAATTCATTGTGTTTTTCTCCTTTCAAAATAAAATTAGCGGAACAATGCCGCCAAGAATTTTTTTGGTTTATTTTCTTTTGGTGGTTCTGGGTGTGGCTCCGGTGTCGGGTCGGTTGTCGGCTCTGGTTCATATGTCTGTTTAGGTTCGGGCTCGGGATTTGCTTGACTAGTCCTTTTAACCAAATTAAAAAGTGCCTTCCTGGCACTTGCTGCTACTTGGTCTGTCAGTTGTTCG